GATTGCACCTGCGGGTCGATGCTGGTCGCCTTGACGAAGGCGAACTCCAGGTCGGAATAACCGAACTCGATCTGGATCACATCGTCGATCCAGCGCTTCATCCACAGCTGCAACGGCTCGAGTCCCTCTTCAAGCGAGCGCTCCTGATCTTCCATCGCGGTCGACCGGTTCATCTGGCGCACGAACGGGGTCGGGGGCAGCGAAAAGGCGAAAGCGACGATCCGCGCCAGCCATTCGTCGAACTCGTCCTTGATCGGTGCCGCCTTGAAGGCGGTGAATTGCGATCCGTGCGGTCCCCAGATCAGCTTGTTCTGCTCGGCGGCGTTGCCTGCGATGCGATCGTCGAACCATTGCTGCAATTCCTGGATCTTCGCCGCGTCCCAGCCCTCGGGCGCGTTGAGCAGCCCCGCCGGCACGTTGCCCTCGGTGAAATAGCTCAGCTGCGCCGCCTGGCGTCGTAGGATCGTATTGATCGTGACGACGATCTGCTCGACCGGCCCGAAGCCATAGAGGTGATGCGGCCGCACGTTCCGCGGCGCGTAGAGCAGGTCGGCGTTGGTCAGGTTCGCCCAGACGACACCCTTGATCACTTGCTGATAGGCAATGTCGGTCGGCCCGCGCGGCCGCCGTCCGGTATCGTCGACCATCGGGTGGATCGTATCGCCCGGCACGATCTCCAGCCCGATCAGCTTTCCACCGCGATTGCGCCGCTTCTCGAACGCCGGCGCATCGAGCGTCAGCAAATCCTCCAGACTCGATCGCATGAAGGTGGCGAACGGCGTGACCCCATCGGGTTTGCGCCAGAACCGCGTCAGCTCGATGATGCGCGGATCGTCGGCGATCTTGGCGGCCCCATCGACCGGCTTGATCTGCCACTCGAGCCGCTCGACCTGGTCCTTGCGCGTCTCGATCGCCAGCCGCACCAATTCGACATTAGCGAACGCGCGCAGTGCCGGAAATCCGGTCTGCTCATAGGCGCGCGGCTGCAACGTTGCGTTGATATTGGGCTTGAAGTCGTACCCGCGCACCGGCTGCTGGACGACCGGCATGAGCGGGAAACCGGGCGAAAACGGCCCCCAGGCATTCTCGTTGCTGCTGTTGCCCCAGCTGTAAGTGACATTGGCTTGTACGCCGCCCTTAGGCATCGAGTTCTCCTTTGCCGGTCGCTGCCAGATCGAGGGATGGAAAGCGGGGCCAACCGAGCATAGTCTTCGAGCACGATGACCGAACGCAACCGCTGGATTCATCACATCAAGGATGTGCGGGCCGACCACGCAGTCGGTCTGTTCGAGGCCGAGCGGATAGCATTGGCCGATCCGACCTGGCGCCGCTGGGTCGAACACCAGATCAACACCGACGACCGATGCCGCCGTATGGCGCTACGCCATATCAGGGAATCGGGGGCCAATGCCCTGATCGAGATCGACGACGATCGCCTGCGGGTCGTTGGCGACGATCGAGCCTGACCGACGCCGTGTTCATCACCGCGATCGAAACATTCCTTGCCCGGTCAGGCAAAAGTCGCGGACGCGTTTGCTGCCGCGCCGACGGTCTGTGGGTGTTCGTCACCGAATATTTGACCGAAGAAACTGAGGAGTTCCTATCTTACTGGAAGAACGACTATCCGCCGTCCGGGCTCTATCAAACCCGTGATGACGCGGCAGCGGCGCTGCGAATTGTACTCGGCGAGATGGAAACGATCGAAGGTGCCCGCTCGGTTGAGATCAATACCGATGTCGGGCCCTATCCCGAACCCTGACCGCTTTCGTTAGCCGTCACCGCATTCGCAGTGCGCACCAGGTCCAGGAACCCCGCCGACGCCACCCCATCCTCCGCCGGCCAGAACGCCATCACCAGTGCATCCGCCTTGTTGGGCGATCTCGTGCCGTCGGGCTTCTTGTCCACCAGTAGCTTGAGTGCGCCGTTCACCGCCCGCGTCGGCTGGCTCAATTCCTTCCGCAGCGATGCCAATCCAGGCATCTCGCGAGGCAGGCTGATCAGGTCGGCGGGGTTGTAAACCTCGCCCGCCGTCACCGCCTTGTGCGTGCGCTCGAAGCGCAACCGTAATTGCCACCAGGCCTGCGCTTTCAAGTTCGCATAGAAATCGCCATTGACCGGCGTCTCGCGATCCCCCGGCACGACATGCTCTCGCGGCCGCAGCGGTGAGGCGCCGGCATTCCAGGGCCGGAACGTGATCCCGGCAGGCAGCAACGCCAGCCCATCGGCATCCGCTTCATCGCGTAACCGGTTAGCTTCTGCCTTCACGCCCGCGCCGACGCCGATACTGTCATATTGCAACGCCACCGTCCGTCCGCGCAGCCGGTCGACTGCCAGCCGCGTCGCCTTGCCGACATCTCCCTCGCCCCAGTCGTCAACCGAATGCACCACCGACCCCTTGGCGATGGCCAGCGCATGTCGGTCGCCACCCTCGTCGGCCGGGTCCAGCGCCGCACGCCACGCGCCTTCATCGTCGAACCCGAGTACGATATGCGCGTCGATCGCACTCGCCACCCAGTCGCCGGGGATGATGATTCCCTCGACCGCGGCGGTGTAATTACGGTCGACCTCCTGCGCGAAGACATGGAGCAGCCCGTCTGCTGCCGCCTTGGCCCGCCGCCCGGCATACCAGGCGGCACTCTTGGCCGGATGGTCGCGCCAGTCCATCACGAACACGTTGACCCGATCGGTGGCGAGCGACGCGCCCGGCGCCCATTCGATCCCGCTTTCGCGCCGGCGATGGAACACATTGCCGGGCCCGTTGACCGAGCTCATGTCGATCTGGACATTGGTCGTGTCGGCCAGTGCGGCCTCGATCTTCTCGGGCCGCTCGTAATGCGCGCTCTCGTCCTTGAAATAGATCAGCTTACGCCCGCCGCGCCCGATATTGTCGCCCGACTCTCCGGTAATCGTCGCACCGGTCGCGCGGTTGACGATCTTCATGCTCGGCATGTCGTCGCGAGGATCGAACCCGGCGGGCAGCATCAGCCGGGGCAAGTGGCGGATGATGATCCGTATCTTCTCGAAAATGCTGTCGGGATCGCCGATCTTGTCGACCAATTGCTCCTTGCGGCTGCCCCATCCGATCGCGGCGCCCGGCCGGTACAACCACAGCCAAACCGAGAAGGCGCAAGCGAGCCATGTCGCACCCATGTCTCGCGCTTTTTCGATCAGCCCGCTCTGCTGCGCATCGACGTTGGCGTGCAGGAACGCGATCATCTCGATCTGGCGGGGGAAGGGTACGAAGGGCATCACTGTCGGGGCATCACTTGCCGCCTTGCGTGGGTCATACGTCACGGCCCAATGCGAAATCCAACCAACCGGATCTTCGCGATACCGCTCGGCGAGTCCGGCGCGCAGCCCGGCATCCGCCATCAGCCGCCGCAACCGGCGCTGCCGCGTGATCAGCTCGGCGACATAGTCGGGCGGCCAGGCCGGGAGGGCCGGCGCGGAACCCACCGTCACCCCAATTCTTCCCGATAGCGTTCGGCCGCCTCGCGCGCCGACATGTCGGGCGTGATCGCGTCGACGGCGCGCGTGCCGATCCCAAGCGGGTCGGGCGCAGAACCCTCGCGCCGCCCCGCACGTGTCTTTTCCCACCATAGCATCGCTGTGGTGTTCCCGTTCATCGCGGTCTCGAACAGGGTCAACGCGATCCGCGCATTGGCCACTTCGACGCCCGCATCCAGTTCGGCGCGACACCGTCGTTTCAACGTGGTCGCGCTCATTCCCATGATCCGCGCAATGGTGGCATAGGGCGTCCCGATCTCGGCGAAGCGCCGTACGTCCGCGCGTATCGCGTCGGTGATTTCGATCGGCGCCCGCCCGCCTTTACGCGCAGTGTTGGGAAGGTGCGCCGGGGCAGGGGAAACTAACCAGGTGGGAACAGCAACACCCTTGGCCGATGTTCCCGACCCCGCACGCTTTCGCTCCGCCATCCGAACTCCACCCGATCGCCAGCCACCCGATGCGCCGCAACAACCAGCTCCAGCAACGTACGGACGTTGCCGGATAGGTGTCCCGGAACCGATGGATTTTCTGCGAGAAAACTGCGCGACGCCGTTTCGGTCGAACGCAAATTTGGATGATTGCTACATACACGTTTTTTCGTGGCAGTCAAGAAGTTTTCTCGTTTTGTTCTCGTTTTCCGA